TGAGATGGATTTCGAGAACAAAATGGAGCCGCTAGAGCTAAGTCCCAGTAAATCAACCGATGAGGATTTAGAAGAGGAGCCTCTGTTTGATGTTAGCAAAGAGGATGAGGATTTTAGGACTGCCCTGGAAGAGATGGAGTTATCCGATGTTCTTCCGCCTGAGTCATTCGAGGGAGATCTGAAGGGAGAGCTTGATATGGATTTGCTACCTGAGGAACGCAAGGTAGCTGCCCGGTGTGTTTCTTGGCTGCAGAAGTATGCTCTTACCGGCTTGGGGGAGAGCGAGTGGCAAGAGTCTCAGTGGGAGGACATGTCGAAGGAAGAGGCCCTGGGAGACCTACCATCCATCGAAGAAGAAGGGCTGGAGGGAGAAGTATCCCCAGAGGCCCTTGAGCTATTCCCCGAGGGCAAAGCTCCTTTGGCTGACGAGGATCCATTTTCCGTTGGTGACGAAGAGTTCAATGAAGAAGACGCTCTGTTTGACATCAGCAAGGAAGATGCCGATCTGACCGAGGCGGTGGGTGAGGTAGATTTTGAGGACTCTCCGGAAGAAGAGTTCAGTAAAGCAGCTGCTCTGCTGAGGGGCGCTACGGAAAAAAAAACTTCTGAGTCTGGGGAGAAAGAGGACGATACTCCAGAGGTAATCACTAGCCACCCAGCGGTGGAGGCATTCGTCCGCAATATGGTTGATACTAGCCACGGGATTCAGTTACCGGCAGTTCAGCACGCTATCTTAGATGCGTTTAGGCGTGATGGTGTAACTGAGAGTCATGTAGATGACTCTAAACTGTGCCGATTTATCAACGCTATCATCCTAGACAAGACGCCAGCCGGTAAGAGCGAAACGTATACCGATCTAGGACGCGGTGTTGGAACGCAACAAGAGCATTGGGACGTGAAAGACAGCAATAGAGACCCGTTCTTACTTCTAGTACCGAATAAGGGCGTCTATTGAGGAGTTGCATGTCACCATGGACAGCACCAGTTAAAAGTAAAGCAGACGGATTTTCGACCTTATTCGGGGACTTTCGTAACAGAATCCTGAACATTGATCCGGTATACTTCGTCCAAAACAACCTGACCCTTGACGGTCGTCCATTCCGATTGGAGGGCAATGGCTACAAGCCATTCGCTGATATCTATCGCTATATCGGTTTGAACGCAGTCAAACCAACCGCTAAGCCGGTGGTGTTAGTGAAGGGCCGCCAAGTGGGTGCTACTACCATGGCTGCCGCGTTGGAATGCTACTTCGTAGCCTGTGGTGTGTACGGAAACAACAAGCGATCTCCTATGCGGGTCATGCATTTGTTCCCGACTTTGTCCCTGGCGGCTGCTTATACGAAGGATAAGCTGGATCCTATGATCGGATCGTCCAGGCCAGTACCAGGCACGATGAAAGCTAACGGTATGAACAAAGCGTTCATGGAGTCCAAGATCGATCTGTCCAGCCCGGCCAATAACAACATGCATTTCAAACGGTTCCTAGATGACAACCGTGTCTGGATTGAATCTACCGGTCTGACTGGCGATAGAATCCGTGGTTATACTACAGATTGTTGCCTTTTTGACGAGTGTTTTCCTTATAGCCAAAACATCGAAACTGAAAATGGAAAGATAAAAATAGGCAAAATATACGACAGGTTTACTAAAGGAAAGCGGCTACCACTAGTGGTAACTTTTAATGAAGAGACGGAAAAGTTTGAGCCTCAAAGAATAGTCGGGGCCTGGAAAAGGGGTAGCAGAGATCTTGTTAGAATAACTTGTGGCAATCGTAAAATAAAGTGTACTCCCAATCATAAGTTTCTAACAGAGCGTGGCTGGGTAAGAGCGGATAGTCTTACCGTTAATGATTTGATAAAAACCAACCGCCCTAACCTAGGCCAGATTTGCTATTGTCTTAACAGTGATCAAGAGCAATTGATGCTGGGCGAGACGTATATCTGGAGTAATAAATTCAGAGAATACGGCTTGGTTCCTGTTAGGAAGATCGAGTCGCTGGATAAGCCAGAAGAAGTGTATGATATCGAGGTGGAGAATAATCACAATTTTATTGTAACATCTGGTTCCGCATTGAATTCTGGCGGCCTTATTGCCCATAACTGTCAAGATATGAACCCGCATGCCATCGGTGCCGTCACTAAGGTGCTGACTCAGGCCAAGTACGGGCATCGCGGCGAAGGGGTCCAGGTTTACTTCGGTACCCCGAAGCAGAAGGGTACCTCTTACTGGAAGATGTGGCAGAACTCGTCCCAACAGTACTACCACCTCAAGTGCGAAAGCTGCGGCGACTTCTTCCCACTGTATCGTCCCGATGTTGATTGGGAGAAAATCTGGCTCTATGGCTTCATTGTTAAGTGTACCCACTGCGGACATGAACAGGATAAACGCGAAGCGGCGGAGCACGGTAAGTGGATTCCCATGAACGCCGGTAAGAAGTCCGATGATGGCAAGATCGAAGAACTGGGCTTCGTCGGCTACCATATCAATCAACTATACATCCCCTTCTTTGATAAAGAGACCATCATTAAGCAGAAGCCAGAGAACAGTCCTACTAACACTGAGCGCCTGTATATGAACGAGGTGTTGGGTGAGTTCTATGATGGTGAGGGCGGAACGATTTCTATTGAAGAAATCCATACGAACTGTGCTGACCAGGGCAGGAGGATCCCTAAGGGGTTAGCTAGCACTAAACAACGACGTGTCTATGCTGGGTTCGACTGGGGGCAGAGAGCTAACCTGGATCAGTTGGTCGGTAATCGTCAGGGGCGGTCATACAGCTGTGCCGTGATTATTACTGCAGAGGGCCCCAGGCTCTTTAGTATTCAGTTTGCTACCCGGCTGATGAGGAATGACCCGCAAACCAAGAAGGACATCGTAGAGGAAATGTTCCGGCGTTATGGCGTGCATTTGGCGGTGGGCGATATTGGCGATGCTTTCGACCTGAGCCATGAGCTACAGCGTATGTACCCTGAGCGGTTTCTGGCTAGCCGGTCTATGCCCCAGCTGAGGAAACACGTCAAATACGTGAAAGATCAGTTCCCCAAAGAGATTCAGTTCGAGAAAGACTATTATATCTCGGAGCTTATCGGCCTGCTTAGAGAGGGGGCAATTCGGTTCCCATACGGCAGTTTTGATAGAATCGAGTGGCTAGTAAATCACTGCTGCAGCATGGAAATAAAAGTCACGCTGGATAGGCATGGTGACCCAATTAGACGCTATGTTAAGGGCGCAACCCCAAATGATGGGATGATGGCCCTACTTAACGCCTATTTGGCCTGGAAATTTGACGTAACGCAGGGCTTCCAGATTAAGCAGCCGTCCATGATGAAGTACGATGTGGCTACCAGTTCCAAGAGCGTTCCAGCAATTACGGGATATCTTCCCAAGTTTAAGATGTTGTAATCCGATATATTGGATAGAGTATGGTTGACATCAATTACCACAAGACTAGGGCGGAGGAGCTTATTCAAAAGCGGGGCAACCTGCCGCCCGAAATTTCTGACCACATGGCCCGCTCAGTTAGCGAGCAGCGTCGTGAGATGTTGGAGTTCCAACTTGACCATGGTGAGTTTCGAGAGAAAGGAGCAGGGGCTCCCGGTCTCTCGCCGGTCAAGTACGGTGAAGTGGACCTTAACAGGTCCACCCAGGCAGGTGTGGTCTCGGGCAGTAGTGTGGCAGCAACCCTGCGCAAGATGGCCCAGTCCACCTCTGCTGCTGGACCATTCGGTGGTGCGGCCTCTGGGGCCGGAGCTGCTTGGCGAGGTTCCAACAATACCGGTCGTCAGGTTCCCGAAGTCTATTCGCCACTGTGGTTGAACAGCAACCTGAACCTGCCGCGTGATAGAGCAACTATCAATGCATGGAGTCGATCCTTCTTCGCCCTGAACCCTATCGTTCAGAACGCTATCTCCCTGCACTCTACCTATCCAATCTCCAAACTCAACATCAAGTCCAAGAACCGTAAGGTTGAGAAGTTCTTTGCTCAGATGATTGAGGAGATTGAACTGATGAATACCTGCGTACAAATTGCGCAGGAATTCTGGACACTTGGAGAGGCGTTTATCTATGCTGAGCTAGATGAGAGCACAGCCAAGTGGTCACGGATGATCATTCAGAACCCGGACTACATCACTGTCAAGCGTTCGGTGATTGCGGGAGAGCCAATCATCTCTCTACGTCCGGACGAGAACCTACGCCGGATCGTGATGAGCAACAAGCCATCCGACCTCATGCAGAAGAAGCAGCTTGACCCGAGCATCATTGAGCACGTCAAGCGCGGTGAGAATATTCCTCTCAACAACTTCTACGTTTCTCATCTAGCTCGTCGGATCAGCCCGTACGAGATTCGTGGTACCGGTCTGTGTGTGAGTTGTTTCCGTGACCTGATGCTGTTCGATAAGCTTCGTGAATCGAAATATAGTCAAGCCGACAATATGGTCAACCCGTTGACCCTGGTAAAGATTGGCAGCCAAGAGTTCCGTCCTACTCCGGTGGACCTGGAAGCCTGGCGTAATGTGTTTGAGGAGTGTCACGATGAAGAAACTGAGGTTCTTACCGAAGATGGCTTCAAGAAATTTGATGAAGCAATTGAATTCGAGGAAGTAAAAGAGGGAACCACCGGCCGCACCTGTTCAATTACGGCACGTCCTAGGCATGGGGTCAGAGTGGCTTGTTTCAATTCGGAGACTGAGGAACTAGAGTATCACGAACCTAGTGCCGCTCATGTTTACGAGCATGACGGTGAAATGTATCACTTCCATAATTCAAAGATGGATGCTAAGGTTACTCCGAATCATAAAATGTGGGTTCAGCCCAAGAAGTTTTATGGAACAAATAAGGATCGGGTATGGGAGTGGGGTGACTGGAGGAAAATTACATCAGAAGAGTTGTACAAAAAACCGTGGGATAAGCGTTTCAGAACATCACTTGGCTGGTCTGGGCAAGAAATAGAGTTTGTTGAGGTTTGCGGAAAGCAGGTTCCGGTCGAGTTATATTTGGAATTCCTTGGCTACATTATTAGTGAGGGGCACCTTGGAAATAAAGATCGTGAGATTAGCGTTTCTCAGGCAATTATTACTAAGAACGGAAAGGAAAATGAGCATTATCCCAAGATTCGCAGGTGTGTAGAAAAAGTTTCTGAAGCTCTCGGAAAGAAGTGTGGTCATTATATCGAAAAAAATGGCGACTCACAATACTGGTTAGCTAGATTTTCTCAAAAAGACAGTAAAGACCTGCACAAATTCTTGTGCGATGAGGTTGGAAGTAACGGAAAACACAAATCATATGACAAGATTGTTCCAAGATGGGTTATGGACCTTAGCCCTCGCCTGCTACAAATATTACTGGATGCTTTGGTAGCTGGGGACGGTAGTGACTGTCAGCGGCATAATAAAAAACTACATGGATATTTTTACTACACAACATCAAAGCAGCTTGCTGACGATGTGCAGGAGATGGTATATAAGGCCGGATATGTCCCAACTATGTCTGTGAGGGATGACGAAAACTACATGGCTACCACTTTGTATCCTTGTTATACGGTCCAATGGTCAAATTCGAATATTGGAGAGTTTCCGTTAGTGACCCGTTACTCAACTGATCCAAGGACTAAGGAAAAGAAAGAGATAATCTCCAAGGTTGATTATCAAGGAAAGGTTTGGTGTTTTACCGTTCCTACCGGGCTGTTTATTACCCGGCGAAATGGTAAGCTTAATATTACTTCGAATTCACAGTTCGATAAAGATTTCAAGATTTTCACGCATGATGCTGTGAATGTTGAGCGAATCGGTTATGGCCAGGGCATCTACGATATCTCTGGGGATATCACTCAGCTTATCAAGGAAATTTATATAGGTTTGATGGTTCCGTCCGTAATTATGGATGGCAGCGATACGACCTATGCCACGGGCAGCGTAGCTCTGGACGTGTTGCGGCAGAGGTACATGCAGTTCCGGAACATGCTTTCGTCCTGGCTGAAGCGCAAGATTTTCGCACCAATCTCCAAGCTCAACGATTTCTACGAGTATGTTGACGGAGAGAAGACGCTCATTGTTCCGGAGGTTGACTGGAATCACATGTCCTTGTTCGACATGAGCGATTACATCAACAACATCACGCAGCTAACTCAGGGCGGCGAAGCTGGACAGAACAAGGTATCGCTACAGACTTTGTATCGTAGTTTGGGTCTAGAGTACGAAGAGGAGCAGCGGAAGATGCGGTACGAGGATATTCAGAATGCAATTCGTATGAGGGAGTTGCAGTCGTTGCAGCGGTACTCGTTGAATGAGCTTCGTTCGTTGACTCCGGAAGATGAGATTGAGGAAGTTGCGCAGGAGCCGGTACCTGGAGAGAGCCCGTACCTTGCGGTACCTGGGCAGCAGCCTGGCGCACCTCCGGGTGGCGGAGCGGGAGTGGGAATGCCGCCTCCTCCGGGCGGAATGCCACCAGCACCGATGGGTGGAGGCGGAATGAAGCCTCCGGGTGGTGGGGGAATGCCACCACCGCCAATGGGTGGAGGGGCACCACCGCCACCACCGCCTGCATAATGTGTGCAGCTAATAATTCCGCTTCTCTAGTAGTAGTGAAACACGCGGAACTGGTGGAGAAGTATGTCTGAAATGCAGGAAAAGATAGCCCAGCGGATGTCGGCCTGGCAGCACGTCAAGGAGAAGGGCAACGTACCCGGGTGGTTTCGGGAGAAGGTGACCAGCCGAGATATCTACGGCGATCACATGCAGGCTCTTCGGAGTGTCGATAATCAGGTTCGAGAGACGGCCCAAAAAGGGTGGCCAACGCTTGAAGAAGCGGTCCGTGAGTCTCGCCGGTCATTCAAGCGTGGGGACTATCCCAGCGCAATTTTCTATTCTCAGAGGGTAAACCAGTTCGCACATAACGTACTAGATCAGATCCAGCCCATCATCGATATGCGAGACCAGGATATCGAGCAGTTCTACTTCAAAAACCCCGAGGTAGTTCCGCAGGGTGATCTGCAAAGTATGCACAGAGAGTTGACGAAGAAGCCGGAAAAAGTTCCGGCTCAGCCGGCGGCTCAACCAACCCGGCCAGGACGGCGGGCAGCAGCGGCACTGATGACTTCAGAGATGCTGGTTGAGGCTCGCATTGGCGGCCCACTCAGTGGCGTCCGGGAGTTGGGCTGGGATGTTGCCAATATCTTCAGCAAGCGGCAGAGAGAACTAGGGGTACTGGAGAAGGTCTACCGTAACAAGATGATGGAGCAGAAGCGTGCTGCCCGAGAGTTGGCCGGCAAGGCTAAGCGTCTGGCTCAGTATGTGGAGCGTACCTTGGGGGAGATGGGAGACCATCGCGCCAGTGGTGATATTAGCAAGTATATTGCATCAGCTGAGAAGCTTCGAGAGTACCAGCAGAAATTTGAGGCTCGGTTGACCGAACTGTACCAGGCACATTTTGCCGAGCACATGGAAAAGATGATGGGTGAGCCCGAAGAGGAAACCACCGATCAAACTGGTGACCAGCCTGCTGAACCTGCTACGGATCAGCCTGCTACGGATCAGCCCGGCGAAGACACGGGGCCACAGGATCACACAAGACCTCCGGGCTGGATGGGTGGCACGGCGCCCGCACAGTCTACTGTAGTCACGCCAGATACTTCTCCTCCCATGACCGAAGAAGAGGAGGAGCGGCTACAGGCTGCCCAAGGAAGCTCGCAACTGTGGGAACGGTTCAAAGTTGCCTACGAGAACAACGACAGGCCATTGGCCGGGTCTTTGTTATCAAAGTATTCACAGGTATGTGAGGACGAAGGCCACACCAAGAGCAGCGTTGCATCGTTGAGACTAGCGAGGGAACTACTGGATGAGTAACGTTTCCCTGCCTCAGTTGCGCCAAGAGGCGCTTGAACTACAGCATGCCGTGGCAGACCGCGACATCGTCAAGATGGCTTCGCTATGGGATATCCTTAAGACTAAGGTTAACCGCATGTTAGATCCGGAACTTGATCAGGATCTTTCCGAAGTTGAAGTGGACTCCAAGGAACTGATGCGGCTGCAGCGGGACCTGGGCAAGTCCGTCAAGCAGTTCGATACCGCTCGTAAGAACACCGACTTTGTGACGATGCAACAGGTGTCCGAAGAGGTTCCGCGTATCGTATCGGAAATCGGACAGAAGTCTCAGGAAGCTAACCAGTCCGCCCAAAAGGCCGAGGCTAGATTGGGCGGATTCTATTCAGCCGAAGACATGCAGCAAGAAGGTTTCCGCAAGCAGATGATGGGAACGTTGCCGAAAGAGATTGATATCCCGGTTGGTCAGTGGGTCAACACCCCCATTTGGCAGTCGGTTTGGTTGTCCCAGAACTACGACATCACTGATGTCGATATCACCGACAAGGCCAGAGAGCACCTGTTGACGAAGGTAGCTATGCTGCTCAAGAACCGATCGAAAGCTATTGGTAAAACCCCGGAAGAGATCGATCAGATCATGCAGACTAATGGGCAGGAGTTCATCTGGAACATAGCCCGAGCCGCACTTACCCAGTCCTATGTGCGTCGCTATGACTTCGCCCAGGTGTCAGAGGGCAGGCGCAGAGAAGTCGGACAAATGCGGCTCATTCTTAACGTCGGAGCAGTAAGGCTTCCCGGACTGGAACCGGGAGAAGAGTACTGGATCAACATGCCCGAGGTATGGTTCACCGATTCATCTCCCATGGGAAACGACTCTCCTCTCTCCCTCATGCGAGCCCAGAAGATTTCGATTGCCCAGTGGCGTAGCGTAGAGAAATCCCGAGAGAGAATGCAACAGTATATGGATCAATCTCCGGAAGCCGAAGAAGAACCACCACAGGAGACGAGTATGGCCCACCGTGTCGATGAGCTTCAGAAACTAGCAGAGACTATGAAGCCGAGCCCAGAAGGCCCTCTGCAGAAAATCGTTCGCCGGGCCGCACTAGCTCAGAAACTTCCCCTGACTAAAACTCTAATAACTCTTGATAAAGATACGCCGTTTGAGTTCCGAGTGAGGTTTGCACGAATTTTGAACACCGCTCTCCGAAATGAACTAGAGGCTGAATGCTCTGTGCATCATGACGGAGAGAATATAGAGGTGGAAGCTGATCTATATGGTTCTGAAAAACCAGCATTGAAAGCAGTGGCAGCAGTAACGTCCGGTATAACTACCGCTTTTAAGGATGCCTCCGGCGTGGCTGTGCAAACCCACGTATATCCAGGCATAAAATCAAAGTACTCGCTCATTGAAGCGAACGTTACGGAAGCTGCGTTTCGTAAGTTTGCTCTACAGGTATGGTGATGACCTCTCTCTCCAAGAAACTTGCCAACTTAGAAGACGAAACCTTTGCGGAGTCTCTCTATGCACTATACAAGGGAAAGACCGTCGAGTTGTACGTTGGGGAGAAGAGCGGATCGATACAGTATGCAGATTTTGATGTGGAGCAGAAGGTATATATTACCGGGGAGCCGATTGGAGCCCATGGCCAGTTGTTGATGATGAGATGTACCATCGTTACGCCGGCTAAGACTTTCGTGATAGACGTAGGTATCAATGGGTGGGGTATCACTGGAGTAATGGAACGTCAGAATGATGGCATGCATATCTCTCACATATTCCAGGAGATGAGAAGGTAAATGGAGCAGGAACTCAGTGAGCTACGCAGGCTGTGCAAGGACTTGAAGCTGGTTGGTGAGGACGAACTAGCCGATAAGGTCATGTGTGCTTTGGCTGCCGTTACTGACGCCGAGTCTCCTCGTGTCGATCTTAGCTATACATACGTGATGCGTCAGCTGAGAAAGGACAAGGACGAGGAGAAGGTGCATACGTTTCAGAAGGTGTTTAAGGACACCTTCGACCAGGCCCTGAACGAGGACCTGGAAGACCCAGCCGAGCTAGCCTTAATGAAGGCTATTCAACATGTAGATTTCCAGGGGTGAGATGAATAGGTTTGCGGTCGTTGATGATATGTTGCTAAGGGGCTCAGCTCCTGATGCCGACGACCTAGCTATGCTCAAAAACGTCTGGGGTGTGAAGAACATCCTCAGCTTAGACGATGAGTCCGGTCACAAAATCGATTCGGCCTGTCAGATACTGGGACTTAAACACCTGGTTTTACCTCTGTCTGATGGCAATAACCCGCTCAATGCTAAGCTGGCCGCTGTGGTCCCCTCCCTGTCTGGGAATGGCCCTACATATGTTCACTGTTATCATGGTCAGGACCGTACAGGTATGGCAGTGGCCATGTACCGAGTAGCTACTGGCTGGTCTTTGGATGATGCCTTGAAGGAAGCATACGGGCATGAGATGGGGGTTAAGTTCCAGGCAGATGAGCCGGAGAGGTTTCGGTCGTACTACGAGGCAGTTCAAAAGTTTGCTGGTGATCCCCGGGGGTCCGAGGAGCCGGAAGGTGATGTAAACAATATCTCGATGGATATCGTGGAGTGTCAACGGGATCTTCCTTTGACCCCGGGTACTACTCAGAACCCAGCTATTGACCGACAAGACGTACCGATTTTTGCACCGACCTCTATGATTGGTATTGACGATCCGTTAGTGGGACCATTCAACAAGCCAGCTGCGCAGAAGGTATATCGTAAGTGTACTCGATCCACTGACGTGTTGAATCCGAAGCAATGGTGGTGGATCCGGTCAGAAGATGTGCAGGGTGAGGGTACTTTGTATTCAGCGGTTATATCGTCCCATGCGGACATCGAGAAATTCAAAAGACGTCCTAATCAAGCGATGATGCACTTCGCGTTGTTGCATGACAAGGACGTAGCAATCTTTTTGAACAAGATTTTCTATGTGGTTAACCCCGATGCGTTGGTAGATATTGAAGAGGAGAACGGCGGGTTAGAATCGGTGGTGCCGGTCAATGATCAAGGGAAGCCTCCTCAGTCGTTAAGTATTGGGCAGCATGACAATTACACGGGGCAAGCACAGAATGTGTCTCCCGGTAGTTCTGGGTATGGGTACGACGGTGGGGCAACTGGCAGTGGAGGGTATGGTGCTGCTGGCTTTGCCGGTATGAGTTTTGGGCCACAAAACGGCCTTGATATGTAATACAAGGGATAATCCGATATATTCTTACGTAAAGTAGCAGACTCTATAGTGTACTGAGATGCTTGATAAAAAAGCCTATTCTATTCAGATGAGTTTCAACGTACCGGACTCAGAGCGAAGAGTCGCGGAAAAGGCGGTGGAGCATTTCGAGGATTTGCTATCCCGTATGAAGTTAGCGGTTGAGCATCTTGACCTTATCTACAGTCCGTTCTCTGAGATTCAGGCTTCGGATCCAGAGCAGATGGTGGAACACCGGGTGATTCTTCGGAAATATCGGGACCATATCAAGGAAAACTTCGACAAAATCATGCGTAAAGCTTACCGCTGCATGATTCTGCTAGGGGAATTCGCCTCTGATACATCTACCGCGGAGATACTAAATACCTTCATGCAATCCATGAAGGACGTTGAAAGGCAGGTAAATACCCTACTGTCAATATTCTCGAATCTAAACAGTGCGCAATTCAAGGATCATCTGATTGCTACGATAGATGCGGTGCGTAAACAGGTGAGCCAGGTCAAGCAATTGGTTAATGATCGAATTTTAGAGCACATAGATACCAATATTCTTGCAAAGAACTGGATGAGCGATCTGTCCGAGCGGTACCATCACACTGTTAAAGATAAGATGCCGTTGGTTACAGAACTCTTCAAGGAAAGACAACAGGCTTTGCAGTCTGGTAAATAGGATACGACATATGCTTATCAAAAGAGGCAAAGCAGAAATCATTGAGGTCATCCAAGATGATGATCATAAACTCGATGATGAGCTTACTCGTAAGGCCATGGACACTGCTGAACGAAAGGTGAAGACGGCGATGGGTCCGGGCGAGACTGAGCTACTCAAACCAGAGAAGTTGGTGAACTGAATGCTTATCAAATTCGCTGAAGCAACAGAGATACGACCCACAGACATACATCCAACAGATTCCATTGTGGACTCTGAAGATGACATTGAGATGCGGATGAGGAAATTCGCACAGGAGCTAAAGGTCATTGCTCCTAAGGCGAAAGACTTTCTGTATTTTACATGTATTATGATGCACGCCGCAGAGGCCGTGCTATTGGATGATGCCGGTACTATCAAGGTAGGGGCTAACGGAAGTCCGCTGTCATGTAGTTGGGAAAAGGTCGGCAATGAATCGGTGATGTGGTCATGTAATGACCCGGCCGTCATGCCGTACAAGAACAACAACAATGACATCTTCCCGGAGTCCGAATTAAAGATAGCACATAAGAAGTGGGTAGGACGTCCTCTATGCCTCGATCATCAGTCTCAATCGGTTGATAAGATTCGAGGCGTTATTGTTGATACCATTTACGATGACAAGCGTAAGAGAGTCATCGCCCTGTGTGCATTGGATAAGAAGAACTATCCAGACCTAGCACACAAGGTACAGTCTGGATATGCTACCAACGTTTCGATGGGTACGGCTGTGGGTCGTGCCATTTGCACTGAGCGGGGCTGTCATCGGGTGGCCCGCACAGAAGCTGATTTCTGTGAGCATATGAAAGCCAAGAGTTGTTACGGAGAGATCAACTTGGATCTAGCTCCGCTCGAACTGTCCTTGGTTGTTAGTGGTGCCGACCCAGGGGCAAAGGTAAAGCATATCATTGCTAAAGACTTAAATCAGGCAGCAGACAGCTTGACTGATTATATGGGGAAAAAGATATCGACCGGCAAGATTGATGTGACAGAACTTGCGCAGGTCAAAGCGGCGTTAGAACAGCTGATCAATAAGGTAAGTCAGCTAGAGGAAGCCTCCCTTGGGGATACCAGTGAGACCGTAGGTCCCACTCGTTCAACCAAGACTATGGAGGATATTGGAACTCCGGCCACCGATTTTAGTCCGAATGTACCTGAAGCCATACCTAGCTATGCTTCGGAATTTCAGAGGGCAATTCTGGGGGCTCAAGTAAAGATAGCCAAATTGCAAACGGACTACACAAAACTAGCACAAATCATTAAAAGTGAGGATGGAACCATGGGTACTGACAAAAAAGCTTACTACCAGGGAACTGTAGAGCCTAATGCTGGCGGTACTACCTACACACCGGAGCCGGGACAAGAGATTCGCATGCAGGATAAGCATATGCATGGCCCGAGTCCATTCCCTGGTGTTGGTCCTGTGGATGGGTCGTACCCTGGCGTAGGGGAGAGTGACGAATCGATCAAGCGTCGTCTACAACGCTTATCAGAACTAGAAGAACGCAAAATCATGCGTGAAGCTGCGGTCCAACAGGCCAAGCAGCAGCTTACCGACAAGCAAGCCGCAGATAAACAAGCGTACTTCCTCGGCACCGAGGAGCCGACCACATATCCGAAGGACAAGGGCAACGAGAAGGGCCGCATGGACGACAAGCACATGCATGGCGCTCCCCCGTTCCCAGGTGTCGGAGATGTGAACGGTCTTTATGGTGATGACAAGAGCGTCAAGGAGAAGTTGCTTCGTGCATCTCTCAAGGCCAAGTTCCGTAAGGTCTCAGCACCGAACGGTACTCTGGACAAGTCCGCTTCTCGTTGGGATGTCTATGCTAATGACACCCTGATTCTTTCCGCGACGGTTGATGATATCACCCGTGGCAATGCCGGCAACTTGTATGATGCAGTGGCTACTGCCGATTTCGGTAAGGGTCTGCTGGGTCGTATCAAGAGCGAAGG